TAAAGAAGGAGAAGAAACCGCTTCAGAAATATTCTGCATACTTTCTTTTACACCACGCTTGGCAGAAAGATAAGCGGCAATAGCCATGTCGCGTCGTTCTTTATCGCTCTTACCAGAAAATTGCGGGGCATCTGATTTTTTAAAATCGTCGATCCAAGCACCGATACCCTGCGAAACGGAAAGTTTTTCTAGAACAGCGCCTTTATGTTTTAATTCTCCGCTTTTCATAGCCTTCTTCCTATCCTTATGAGTGGCTGATTTATTAAATCTATTTAGGTTTTTCGCAACTGGGTTTATTTTGCCTTTCATTTGTATGCAAGACCAATTTTAGTATGCTGTTTTTCTTTTTTGTATTTTTTCAGTAGAATTGGCGTTAGATTTTTCTTTTCGGTTCCAGTAACTTCGTCTGGCGTTTTCTCTAAATTATCCACATCAGAATCGTTATCAGCATCAACATTCTTTTTGTAGTGTTGTTTGATATGCTTCAAATTATTGTTTATATAAAAATGATGAAGTAAAGAACCTCTATCTTCTTTAATAAATTCTTTAAAACTTTTCATTCTTTTATCTCTATTTTTAAATTATTAAAACCAGGAATAATTCTATGATACAGCATTGATGGAATATGGTATTCTTTACCTTCGATCATTTCTACAGGCAAATCGCCGTTATACTGTAACTGCCAACCCTGTCCCTCTATCACCTTAACCTTTCTATCTTTTTTATCTCTATGCCACACAAACTCTTCAATGTCGCTCGAACGATCGAATGACCTTAATCTTCCATTCTGAACATATGGCTTACCAGAAATACGATCCGCCACCGCTCAATCCTAGTTGATTCGCATACCTGGGTAATCTACATGCCCAATATGCAGCAGTTGTTTTGTCATTTTGTTGCGAACATTTATGCCTTGCAGCAAAACTTTTTCTTGCTTCTGGATTATTTATTTTAACTTTTAAACCAGTTGTATCGCCCCAACTTACTTTCTTTACATTTCCCGTTGAAGGATCTTTAACATAAACATAGAACTTTTTAGGACCACCCTTTTTGGGTTTATTCAGTTCAACGTCTTTTTCCTCAGAAAGATCTTCAAGCATTGGTCTTTCAAGAGGGACCATTCTGCCTTCATACTCAGCAAACTTTGGCTGCGTATTAAAATCTGGCTCTCGACAACCATCACAACACGTTTCTTCGAAAAAAGTTTTAAATGATTTCACTCGTATTTTTCCTCAGCATCTTTGTCTACAACTTTTCTAGAAGCAGGTACCAATCTAACTTTTCTCTTACCAGTGCGCGGATCTAAATATATTTCTGGCTTTTTATCTGCGCTTTGAACTTCGTGTTCTTTTAAAGAAGCACGCCATTCACGAAATTCCTTAATTTTCTTTTTACCTTTCCTTTCCCCAGGAGTTACCTCTTTAGCATATTCCGTGGAATCGTCAGTACCCCATTCGTGTTTTTGCGGGGAATATGCCTCTGGTACTTCACCGCTTTTAATTGCGTCGCGAAAAACAGCTCGTACTTGAGATTGTGGCATTCTATCAATTGACTGAATATCATCTGCCTTTTTAAGAATTCTACGCAAATTGGTTTTTATTTCCGCTGCACTCGATGCTTGAATAATCATCAAAGGCAGACCAGCAACTCTAACAGCGTAATATGGATCTGTCATTTTTCTTCCCTCGAAACCGCAATATTATCTACCATATTTGGGTATGGTCGTCCTGCATTTTTTGCTCTACGTTTCGCTAAAGCGATTTGCGCTTTAGAAAGAGAGCCTTTTTTCTTAGAATCTGGCATAGGTTTATCCCAGATCTCTTTTTTTTCTTCTACCTTTTCAACAGAATCTAACCATCTTCTGATTGCCTTATTTTCTTGAGTTTCGACAATAACATAATTACTCCCGAGCCAAGTAATCTTGCCGAACTCAGAAGTTTCTTTGATACGAACCGAATCGCCGATGTTAAACAAATCGCCTTTTACATATTTTTCTCTTTGCTCGGAAACAGGATTAAGAGAAATATGCCGTTTGAATTCTTTTTCTTCGGCTAATCCCATCGCAGAACGAATATCATTAAACATTTTCTTTGTTTCTTTAGTGCTCAAAGAAGAAGGAACACCCTGACTAAAAGAAACAAAGTCATTATCCTTAGCAGCCTTTCTTTGCTTGCTCGCAGACATCCCGCTAATATCATCAGCGTCTGGATCCCTCTCACCAGCAGAAATTACATTAATCGTTTTAAAATTATAAAAACCGTTCTTAATTTTGACGCCATTATATTTGTTAAGAAGGACATCGAATTCTCTGACCCGATCAGAACCAACGACCATGGTAATACTTTTATATCCCTGATCGTATAAACTAACCATGGCGTCAATAAATGTTTTGATATTTTTATTAATCATAATTTTCCGAGCATGTTTAGGAAACATTTTTCGGACATATTTGACTTTACTTGAGTACGAAAGAGGATTTTTATTCTTATCTTGTGATTGTGAAACAAAAACAAAATATGGATTTTTACCAGCAGCAGAAGAAAGTTTATCTAAAAGTTTTTCGTGCCCGATAGTTGGCGGGTTCATCCTACCGAAAGTAAAATAAACCTCTTTATTTTCTTCTGTTAAAAAATCCTTGAACGAATGTATCATATAATTTACTTACCGTCATCGTCACTTTTTGATGTTCTTCTTTGAATATCTTGCTTTCTAACTTTTGGCAAGAGCCTCAAGGCAATTTTATCAATCCTACCTTTCATCTTATCTAGTCGTTTTTCAATCTCTTGTCTTCTTGCGTAGGATAATTCATCTTTTGGAGTATTTTTCGATAATTTATTGAACAGCATTTTTCTTGCTTGTTTTCTTGCACGAGTTTTTAACCTTGGTAGATCAGCAGCTCTTTTCATACGAATTTTTTTCTTCAGCTGGATCCTTGGGGCGAGCCTCTTAAACATAATAGACTTTTTACGTCTTTGTTGAAGAGACAACGCTTCTTCTACTTGCTCAAGATCAGTTTCTTCTGGTACGCAGTTAGGCACTTCTTTGCCGTTTTTCTTTTTCTTGCCGACCATCTTGTACTCGTTCCAACATGGATCGTCTTCCATTTTAGCTTCGCCGACCATACCTGTTTTGCGCTTCTTAGCACGATATGAAATGAGTTCGGGCATTCCTGGCGTATAATCTACCGTCAAGAAATCTTTGAATGACAATTTACTAAAGTTGTCCATATATGTCCTTTGGCTAATTCCATTAATTTCTAGTTGGTTTATCCCAACCTTTTAATACATCTGGTGAAAAGTTATTGTATGAGAATTCCATACGATTAACTAATTTCACCGCATCACCACCAAGTATATCAATTGCTACATAACCTTCTGCGCCAGTTACTTTATAACCTTTGCGCGTCTTAACAAACGTATCTACGTTTTTGAGACTATTCAATTTATTTATAAGAATTAATTTTGCGAATACGATCTCTCTTTGTAAATCAAACATCGCAACAATAGATTTATTATTTTCGATAGAAAAGAAATCCAATATGTCGTTCAATTTTTTTCGCTGCGTTTCTTGTCCCGCTAACGTCTTTCTATTTGCAATTTCTTTTCTAAATCTTGACCGTATCCATTTTATCAAATTAGCAGTATGTGCTCTGCTATTTACAATTACAGTTCCCGCACGAACGTGTTCATTATTAAATTGTTCAATTAATCTTGCTAGTTCTGGGTTAGATTCTAACCTTCTCAAAACACTGCCAGATATTTTATTAAAAAGAATACCCGCATTTGAAAGGTGCGTGTTAACTTCTTCAGTTTGTTCTTTGGATAAAGTAACACCAGTCAAATCTTTTAACATTGCGTCTTGTGACCAAACATTCTTACTTTTTCTAAAAGAAGAAACATTCACGCCATATGATGCGCGCATATTTTCAAACGAGTCACCGATATATGTTGTATGCCAAACAATACCAATTTTTGCTGCTTTAATTTCTTTCGCTTCTTCACTATCAGCATCAACAGCGTATACAATTGTATTTGGATGGAAAGTAATATACACTTTACCACCTATTTTCTTTCTTGTTATATCATTTTTACTGAAAAGAAAATCGCCTTGGACTACTCCAGTTATACCAAGTTCTGGTAGATACTTTAATGCGTCTTTTAATTTAGCAGCAAGATCACCAGAAGTATCAGTATCAATTTCAGCATCAGTTTTATATACCTTTGGATTCTTATTAAAGATACCTTTCTTAGCCACAAAAAATTTACCATCGCGTGGATCAATGCCAGCAAAAATTGCAGGAGCACCGTCCCATTTTACAGATACGCTACCTTGATGCACGCCAGCTAACATATCGCGAAGCGATCTCAATGCCATAATTGCTTGCCGAGTGCCATTAACGCCACCATAGAGGACTTTATCCTCGATATGGGTCATATGTGTATTTTTTTGCTCGGTAATAAAAGTAGAGAATGCTAGCATTTAGTATTAAGTAACCTCTTCCCAATTAATAGCGGCAAGAATATCATCACCCGCTACAGTTGACGAAGCAGCAATCAATAGAGTTTCTGAACTATCGTAGTTTCTTTGTAATTGATACGCAAATATGTCGTTACTAGAAAGTTGCACAGAACCTGCGGATTGATTTGTTGCAACAATATACCCCTGCCCAATCAGATCACCACCAGTAAAAGAAGTTGGATCAGCATTATAGGAAACACTAGAATATGTTCCTGCTGATAACCAAGAGCCACCTGTTACAGTCACATTCTTATAGACTCGCCAATTTACTATGCTATTATTACCAGCGATAGGAGCAGCATTTAATCCGCTCGGAATTACAATGGCATCCCTTCGATCATCCTTTAAACGGATTGCTAAAACAGGATAAAATGTATTTTCGACTGTTAACTCTCTTGGAGAATTACCATCTCTGCCGATACTTCTTACTGTTCCAGATAAAGTATACCCGCCCTCAGAAATAACAGTCGAGCAGATTTGTTTCAAAGTGCTACTACTTCCTGTTGCACCAGTATTTTCAATTTCAAAACGCACGGGTAAACAAGCAGTAGCCATATATGGTGCAATTGTACTATTGGCATGATGAAAAGTATGACAATGCACAAAAACGCCATTATATATAAATCCAACACGAACAGAACCAACACCTAACCATTCTATATCAGTCCAGAATATTTGAGCCTTTGTGATGTCAATATCAAATAGAGATTGCCCCGTTCCATCTGCTTTGTCAACATTCCAAGCAGATTGCGGTACTCTTGTATCTGTACCATAGGCTCTTATCACAAAATATAGATTCGTTCCATCTAACTCAAGGAATATACCGTTGTCTGTTCCAAAATAACCAACTCTTTGTCGAAGATTTGTTTTACCTTCATTCATCACAAAGGTATTCATTGTTTGAAGTGATTTTCCAGGTTGATATGCAAAAACTCTTTTGGTTTCACGCCAATAGTATTCACCACTATTGCCATCAACTGTCATATCGATAGAAGCACCATCTGAGCCTAATGCTCCAGATGCTCCACCCGTTTGCACATTCCAGAACTTTTGATTATCATCATATCGAGTAAAAGAATCAAACAGAGTAAATGGTTCTGCTACTCGTTGTCTACCAAATGCATCTATAGATACTCCGCCAATACCCCCATCAAGAGCGGTTTGCTGATTGCTGACCATAACAACTTCATACAGAGTATCGTTGCTATTAAGAAGTTTGCCCTTCTTAGTATCGTATTGTGCCATTATGGTGTACCTTTAGTTACATATTAATGTTTATTTATATCTAAAGGCGCTCCCGAAATTATCATATATTTCCATAACTTGAGTTTCTATTTGTAGAGCCTCAACTTCCCATGGCGCGCAGGTGTAATCGTATTCATAATATTGCTGTTTCTTCCAAATAGTGATACCATTTTTTTCAGAGAGATTGCCATTAAAGTATTGTCTAGCGTGCACAAGTTCATGCGCAATTGTTCCCATCCTATCGCGCATAGTGATAGGCTCATCGATCGTTTTTCTTGCTATGTATATTTCACAGAGTTCTTTATCACCATACGCCATTCCAAACAAATCGTCTTCTATATTCTTTACATATTTAATTATTATTGTTCTATCTTTCAAATTACGCATTCTTAAATGATCTAAAGCGAATTCCGTGAACCTGACTAGGGTCACGGGAAATCGCTTCGGATAAAAAACTTCTATCATAAAATT